CTGCTACTGCTACTGCTGCTACTGCTGCTACTGCTGCTGCTGCTGCTACTACTGCTTTCTTCGTCTTGATTGTGTTTATTTTCGCTTTCAAACATTTTTAAATCTTTGGTCAGAGAGTCGTCAAACACCAAACCTTTGCTTAATCGTTGGAGATCTCTGTACAGATCATCTAATAAAGAAGGAAGATCGTTGGAAGGAGGAACCTGTAATTTTCTCAAAAATACCAAAAATTCATCCGAAAAACGATTTCCGGTGTAATGATTTACAGTTTCTTCTGTTAACAATAACGTTTTCAAAGAGAAACAATAAATCCGATAATTTTCAATGTAGTAAACAATATCATTATCTTCTAAACCAATCTCATTGCACTCTTTTTCGGACAGAGTCTCGTAAACTTTATTTGCTTTAAAAGGAGAATATTCCAGATTCAATAATTGAGCCATTGATTTATTTTTGTAATGTTTTAAGGAGGAGTTGACCTTACCATGAATTTCTTTTAATTTCAATTTCACTTTTTCGTCGATTTCATGGTGAAGTAAAGCTACTGTATAATCATACACATTCATTTTTGGTACCAAAGGTTGTGCCATCTTTTTATCCATTCTGTTTAGTTCTAGTTTTAATTTAGCTTCCTCTTCAAGAAGATTCTTGATTTTTTCTGCATAGTTTTCGCGTTTACCTTTTCTTAATTCGAGGTCCGCTTCATCCATGACATAGTCTTTGTTGAGCCTCTTTAATTTTTCATTCATTTCTTGTATGATTTGCTGTTTTTTAGTTTCTTTCACTTCTTCATCTTCTTCTTCGTTTTGCTCAAGGTATGCCTTAAAAAATTCTTTTTTAACTAGAAAAAGAGCCATTTCCAATTTTTGTTTGTCTCTCTTTAAATTCTCTTTTTCCATTTCCAAATTTTCTTTTTTACGAAGCAATTCTTCTTCTTCTAATAACATTTTAAGAATATTGTCTCGCTTTAATTGCCATACGCGTTTATCTTTTTCGGTGACAAGTTTAGCCTTTTCATCGTCAAGGCGAATCAGTTCGAGTTCGGCTTTTTCAATCACAGATCTATCAAACTCTTTTTCTTTCGGTGTAAAAGCGTAATTGGAGAAGAATTGTTGCAAGTATTCAGTCGATATCAAGAACGGTTTATCAAACATAGTTTCAAATGGATTCTCGATGTAATTCTCCGTCACGAACGTATCGCTGGTCATATCGAGAGCGTGAGCTTCTTCTAAACACATATGAGTATCTTTTTCTAAACAATAAACTAACTTTGGATGTTTTACAGGACAATCGCACATGTCAAATTTAAATTTGCTGTGATAGTTGCATAATGTTCCTTTTTCGGCAAAGTAGGGACACTTTTGACGGGATACAGTAAAGACGCATCTTTCTCCCAAAACATGATTGAATTCATCTTTGTAAAGTGATGATCCGATAGGTTGTTTTAAGGCGTTCAAAACATCTACGTCCAAAAAATTATCTCGAGTTAATTCGACTACTTTCGATAGACCTGCCAAGAGTTTGGTGATCGATTGATTTTTATATTCTTCGACTAATTTCTCAGCTACAAAGATTGCTTTATCGAGCTCAGTACGATCGTCCACCTTAAAATTATCCTTTAATTTTGAAACGATGAATTTTTTCACTTTGTCTTCGTATTGATAGACATACAGATCGTCGCATGTTTTGTAAAGTCTCAAACTATTGATAAAATTGGAAACCATTTTTTGTGCGATAAGAACTGATTCGGATTCAAACAATTCGTAGAGGATATCAGATTCCGATAAGTCCAAAAGATCGTTTAGATGCGAAGATTTCAGCCGTTTATTGAAAACGATGGCTTCATTGTACATGTACGTTTTGTCCAAAAAGATGACGAGTTTTCCAAGACGTGTTAGTAATTCGTCGACTGTTTTGTGACGATATTCTTCCATTAATTTATTTGAAAGCTCTTGAACATTTTCTTCTGACAAAAATTTAGATAATTGAAGAATGACAAAACGTTTCAAATCTTTTTCATGATTTATTGTCAAATCTTTTGAATAATCTTTCTTTTTACCGATTTTCCATTCATTTTCTTTTTCATGCATTTTTTCGTCATTGTAAACAAACGTCGAATCTTTCAATTTGTATTTAATGATCGCTTTGTACTCTTTTTCATTAAATGTAAATACAGTTACATTCTGATCTTGTTTTATGTCTCCACATAATAAAATGTCAAGATATTTACTTCCTCTGTAGAATACACCAGGTTTCGGTTTGGCTTTTTCGAGCGCAAGTTTCTTTGGAAGCAAGACAAATTTGTTTGGAATATCATCATCCAAAAAGTTGACATAAAATTTACCAGAATAACCTTTGATCCAAGATTTCTTGAAATGTTCGGGCATACAAGAGGTTGTGAAAAAAGAATCCGTTTCAATCAATTTCAGTTTCTTTCCGAATCCAGAGAGATTTTCCAATTTCATGTTTAATTCGTATATTTTATTTTTCAATAAAAATTGGCTATCATCTGGATTAATTTTGCTACCATAATCGTATTCTTCTTTTTCAATCGACGGATCATCTTCGATTTCTTTTATTTTTTGTTCCAGTTTTTTAATTTTCTGATTGTTTCTTTCATCGACACGTTTTTGAAGCTCGATCAATTCTTTGACTTCTTTGTCAAAGGTTTTATCTAGACTTACCAAATATCTAATATTTTTTATGTTTTCGGATGAAAATCGTTTGATGTAATCCATTTTCACCTTTTTTACGTCTTCGCATACACATAATTCTTTCAAGATCAAAATTTCCTGATTCAAAAACTCTCGAATTTTATCAATGTTTTGGGCTCTGTAAGATTTAATATCTTTCAGATCTAATTTCGAATTTGTGAACGGGTCTTTAAAGACATACTCACCGTACGTTTCTTTTGATAACGTAAAATTGGTATCAGCAAAGTTTGTAAAGGGGTTCAAGTTTAGTACATCAATTTGCATTTGATAATCTTTCAGTTTTTCTTGTTCTTCTAATGATTTAGGAATTTTTGCGAGTTTTTCTTTGAGATCTTTGATATTTTTTGCAAATGTAGTTTTTAAATCCATTTCAAATTTTAATATCCAAACTTCCAAATCTTTTTCTTGTTCTTTTAATATTTTTAATGTATCAAACAATTTCTCTTTTTCACCATCATCGTCATCTTGAAGAATATCCAATTTCGTTTCCACATCTTTGATTTTTTGTTTTACACTTTTTAAATCCTTCTCTGAAATCTGTTTTTGAGAAAGTTCGATTTTGGTGTACCTTTCATTCTTTTTCAATTGGTCGGATGTCATGAAAGAATTTTCCAGTTCGTGGTATTTTTCAATTTCAAGTTTGTATTCTTGTTCTAGATCCAATTCAACAAGACAATCTTCATTCGATTTTTTACGAATAATCTCGTAAAATAAAAGTCTGCTGTATCTGGTTAAAGGACTTGAATTTATGTATTGGCGAATGAGTGTTTTAAAACAACTTTTCTTGACTTTTTGAAACAATTTGAAAAAAGATTGAATTGCTTCTGAAATTTTAATGTATTTATCAAGTTTTTCTGGAGTAATTTTATCCGACTCAAACAATAATTTCAAAATATTCGGCAATTTTTCACCAACTTTAAACTGTTCGAGAGACTCGACGCAGTTTTCGAGACGTTGAAGATATATCTCTGTTTTATCCGATGAATTTAAGAATAACATTGCATCAAGTATTTTAATTTCTTCTAATTTATACATTTCATACGCGTCAAGTTTCTCATCATCACTTTGCTTCTCTTCCGCTTTTTCGTTGATTTGTTCAATCATTAAAAGAATAACAGCCAATTCGCGCTTGTCTTTGGCTGTAGCCTTCTTTTTCTCGAGCATTTTGTCTCTTTCGGCTTCTAGCTCTTCCAACGGTTTTGTTTTCTTTACAAATTTACGTTTGACTTCCTCCTCTTTTTTATCGTCCAGATTAAAAACTTTTAATTTATTATACAATTCGACTTGTGTAAGCAAACCGCCTTTATTGTTAAAAATCGAAATGTTGTTATCCGTTGCTTTTTTCTGTAAGGCTTCCAACTTTGGTTTTTTTTCTTCTTTTACACCAATTCTTGAAGCAAATTCCTTTATTTGCTTTACATTCATTTTAGCGTATTTTTCCATGACTTTTTTCTTTTGTTTGCAAATTTCCAATTTTTTTTTTAACAATTCCAACTCCTTTTCATTTGTAGTCACTGAAATGGCGTATTCGATTTCCTCAATCTCTTCTTCATTTTTATCTTCTGGAACAATTGGAACAACGTTTGTTTCGTCCATTTTTATTAAAAGAAAAATTTATTTAACGCAATCTTTTAGTTAATTTTTATAGTTAAAAATTAAACAATGAATTCGTTTTCTTGAATATTTTAATTTCAGGTTCTCGTTCTTCCACATTTCCTTTGAATACAGATGGAGGTATCCTTTTAATTGCGTCAATGTCCATTTTCAAATCGAAAACACCAGTCCCAATTTTAGGCAATTTTCCAAGCATGATACTCGCCGAAACGCCATCTGTTGTCTCTTTCTCGCTGTTCAAACCTGCTTTCAAGAAATTTTCCAAACTTTCTTCGAATGACGCTTTTGACAGTGGACCCGAACCTACTTTTTTTTGTCCATAACGACTAATTGATATAATTGAACCTGTATATATCATCAAATCAACCAATAACTCAACGTGGCTTGAATTTACAAAAGTACCGTCGCTGGTAACAACATCCATGAATTCCTCTATTAAGAATTGTCGTGTTGCTTCAATCCCAAACACTCGATAAATTTCCCACATGTTATTGCACAAGGTTTGTTTTTTGTCGACGAGCGGATTTACAAACAAATCGTAGAGATTACTTCCTTCTGTTGTAATTACCCATTGTTCGTCTTTTTGGGTTTTACGTTTTTCAAAAAAAATTTCTTTGATTCCTGAAATACCCGTGATTTTCACATTTAATAATTGAGGTAAGATTTTATCTTCGATTGTAATCAATTGTTCAATTTCGTGTGGGATATCCTTGACCAAATCTTTTACCAACTCTACTTTATTTTTTTCTATTTCGACTTCTTCGATTTCATCATCTTTATCATCTTCCTTATCGTCATCTTTATCATCTTCCTTATCGTCATCTTTATCATCTTCCTTATCGTCATCTTTATCATCTTCTTTTTCGTCGTCCTCATTTTCCTTCTCTTCTTTTTCATCGTCGTCTACTTCACTGCAATTTTCATCTTTAAATTCGTCGATAAAGACATCAATGATTCCATAGGATTCGGGTTTATAGAGGATTGTTACGGGGTACATTTCTTCCACAGCTTTTTTGATTTCCTTCATTTTGATTTGGTATTCGTACAATATATCTAGATTGATGCTTAGACGTAACCTCCACCCTAAATTCTTGTCGATTTTGTACATGTCGCAAAATAAGTAGTGCCACTTTTCTAGTGGACCCTTTACCAATTCGTGGGATTTAACTAGTCTTTTTAGAGTGATTTCGGTAAAAGAGTTCCCGATGCGTTTTCTGATATCAAAAATTTCGTCGAACGATTCCGTCAGAAAAATGAGACAATTCACCATCTTTGGTTCTTTGGTGGCATTCAACAACTCACTGAATCGGGGAACTCCGGTAACAACTGTTTTAATAGTTAACCCTGCACTGTGGAAAGAATTTAAAGTGGTTTGCGTTTGGCGTTCGCCGATACTCTGGGCCGTGATGATGCCAACTGCCTCTCCGGCCTGGGTCAATGTTTTGTAATAACATTTGACGATTTCTTTTTTAAAAGTTTCATATATTTGTGGGTAAATCTGGATACTTTTTAAATCATTTCGTAACTTTTCTCGAATTCGACCTGCAATAGACTCTGCGACTTTTATTGGAATCGACCTGTTTAATGGTATTAAAGTGCATATTTCGTTTATTTGTTGCGTTGTTAGGAATTGTTTATTCATTTTTAATTTTCAGACTGATTTTAAAGAATAAATCAATTTTATAAATGAAATAATAATTGAAGCTATATAACCTTTATTAGTAGGGGGGTTAAGAAATTCTTAACCCCCCCCCCCTATATCCAAAACTTAACACCCCTTGATTATATAAAAGGGTATCATTTCAAATGATACCCTTGGAGGTAAACAAAACGAGGCTATATAACCTTTATTAGTAGGGGGTATATCCAAAACTTAGACCCCCCCCAAGGGGGGTATATCCAAAACTTAGACCCCCACTCCCTATTTTTACACATATAATTAACTATTGCAATAAAATTTTTTAGTAGCTAAAAAAAAATAATTCCCATTTAAAGATAACATGTAATAATAAAAATGAACTTTGAGATTGAAATTCATAATTTTGAAAATAAGGATGTACGAATTATTGGAACATATCAAGACCCTTGGTTTGCTGTAAAAGATATATGTTCTATTTTAGATTTATCAAATCCATCTTTAGCATTGAAAAATATTCCAGAAAAATGGAAAGGACTCAAAAATATCACAAGTACTTCTGGAAATCAAGAAATGCTTATTGTTAATGAATCTGGTCTTTACAAACTAATTATGCGTTCAAATAAACCCATTGCTGAGAAGTTTCAAGAATGGGTTTGCGAAGAAGTATTGCCATCGATTAGAAAAAAGGGAGAATTTGTATTGCAAGAATATAAAAAAAAATTAGACCAACAAAAATCTCTTTTAGAAGAACAGCAAAGTGTTGTAGACCAACAAAAATCTCTTTTAGAACAAAAAGATGATCGTATTAAAAAATTACAGCGAGAGACCCAAGTTATTGATGGAAAAAATGTTGTTTATTTGGCAACATCAGATGATTTAGAAAAAGATGGTATTTTTACAGTGGGAAAAGCGATTGATCTAAAGAATCGTTTGCAAGTTTACAATAACAACAAATTGCATAATTTCAAAATAGTAAAGTATTTTTCATGTAAATCTTTAAAATTGATGGATGCAATTGAACAGATTATCTTGGCTAAATTCAATAAATACAAAATTGTTAGTAAACGAGATGTTTTTCAGTTACCGGCAGGAAAAGATGTTTCTTTTTTCACAAAATCGTACGATTATCTATCAAAATATTGTGAAGATATTGAAGAGGGTATTGAATTAGAAGAACGTTCGGAAGAAGAGAAAAAAGAGATGATTGATGAAGTAAAAGAAGAGAAAAAAGAAGATAAATCAGAATTTAATAAAAAATATAGAGAAGAGCATCATGATGAAATTCTGGGCCGAGAAAAGTCCTTTCGTGAAAACAATAAAGAAGCTTTAAAAATTAGAAATAAAGAATACGTTCAGAATAATCCAGAAAAAGAAAAAATAAGAAAAGCCAAATATGCGAGTGAACATCAAGAAGAACGGAAAGAATACATGAAAGAGTATCGTGAAGAAAAGGCTGAAGAAATCGCAGAATCTAAAAAACGATACAATTTAGAACATAAAGAAGAAAATGAAAAGAGATGTGAATGTCCATGCGGATCGATTGTTAGTCGACAAAATCTCAAATCACATCTTGATACAGAGATTCATAAAATATTTTTAGAAACAGGTGAAACGTTACAAGATCAACGGAAAGAAGAAAGTGTCGAATGTGAGTGCGGTTTAATTGTATCAAAAAGGGGTTTAAAGAGACACGAAAAATCGAAACTTCATGTAAAGTTTACAAAAGATGGGATAAAGATTAAAATTTAAGAATAATAAAATGACAATATCTATTTAAAGACATACTTTAAATATAGAAATGCGTAAATAGTTCAGTGGTTAGAATCTCGGTTTTCCAAACCGAGGAGCAGGGTTCAATTCCCTGTTTACGCATATAAAAATCAATTGATTTTGATTTTTATTTCGTTGTCTTTTTTGATTTTTTCGACTTCTTTTTTGACTTTGATTTCGTAGTCTTTTTTGATTTTGTCGACTTCTTTTTCGACTTTGATTTTGTCAATTTCGTAAACATGAGTGGACAACCTATTGCGCCCTGTTCTTCAAATGAAGCCAATTGAAGCGGATCTTGTGGAAAACGTTTCTTTTCAAAAAGAGCGTATGCGTTAATACTTTCACCGATTTTGAAAAATAAAACTTGGGTATAATATCCTTCTTCTTCTTGTTGTCCAAGTTTTATTTTTATATTGAATAATTTATCTATTTCTGAAAGATTTTCAATAAATGCTTCTATAGTAAGAACGTGTTCAACTTCTATTGTATTTATTGGATTAGGGGGGGCAATTGTTTTAAGCCTTCCTAAATTATTGTCAAAATTATTATCTGTACTTCTGGTGATATAATCAAGTAAGAGAAATGGTCCAACTTGTCTTTTTCCGACAATTTGTAAACCGGTAAACATTTATTTAAAAAGAAAGAATTAATAAAATGGATAAATTTCCCGATTTATTTATCGAATCGTTTTGTGAAACTTTGGATGAGTACCATTTGAAAAAAATGCGTAAGAAAGTGTACTATCACATCTTGAAAAACAACCAAAATGATTTTTTCGATCTTGAATTATTTGACCGAAAATATGTAAAAAATATGAAAAAAACGGAGGAGTTATCTCAACTTATTATCTCAGAACTCGAATTACTTGGTTGGAAAACATTTGTCGGGTACGGTGGAACCGGTCTTTTTTTCTACGATAAAGAAAAACCTTTAAATGCATGGTAAACTTCAGTTTTGTCTTTAACGGTCTTTTATGCTTTCAAAAATGTGCTGTAATTTTTTTATTATTAGATAAATGGCTCAAATGATTAATCCGTTTGAAAATGCGTTCATGTTTAAAAATCTATTGTTTTTTATTAATAATCAAAGTTGTCGTGATGAATCGATAGTAAATTATTTGAAAAGCTTTAATTTTATTCCGCAAGATAATAATGGTCGAACAATTGTTGTAAATGGGAACGAGCTTTACTTTTTAGACATTGTTGAAAACATTTTCACGATTTATTCCATTGACGGGAAATATGTGGAGCTAACTGTATCTCTTTTGAACACATTTGTTGAAAGTATAGAGTTAATGATAAAGTCAAAGTATGCTTCTGTATCTCTCGCCAATTTTATTTCCTTCAAATTATGTTGTTATTTACCTGTCGATAAAAAAGTTCCGTTTGGTTTTGTGCAACAATCATTTTCAAATTCACTTGATTTATTTGGCAATTCTCTTCCACAGCCAGATATGGTTTTGTACACAAAGACGTTTGAATTTGATGATAAGTACAGTCTCAAGCGTTTATCGTTTGAACATCTTGTTGATTACTCTGAGATGATTCGCAAATTCGTTGCGATACCATCTGTACCTCAAACAAATTCAATGATTGTAAGTCCACCGACGATGCCGTTCTTTAAAAAATTTTAGGTTTTTTTATTTCGTTTTAGATCTTTTCGTTTTAGATCTTTTCGTTTTAGATCTTTTCGTTTTAGATTTCTTTAAACTCTTTGAGTTCTTCTTTAAACTCTTTGAGTTCTTTGAACTCTTCTTTTTAAACGCGCTTTTAGCAGAATCTAGCAATTTTAATGTACTAAATTGGTCTGAAAAATAGATACGAATATTTGTTGTTTTATCCATGGCATCTATCAAGCTTCTTTTTCCAAAATTATTGATTTCATTATCAGAAAGATCAAGTATTTCCAATGAAGACAATGCTAAATTAGCGGCCAAAGATCTCGCTCCCGAATCTCCAATTTCATTTTCATAAAGAAAAAGCTCTTTTAAATTAGACAGGGAAGAAGCCAAGACGGTTGCACCATAATCTCCAATCTTGTTATGAGATAGGTCGAGACTTGCCAATCCAAATAGTTTTACTTTGGTAAGAGCTTGTACACCTTCGTCGCCTATACCATTATGCGATATGTCAAGGATGCGTAAATGGTGCAATTTATCAACTATTGCTTCGCATCCAACTGGTCCCAAATTATTATGACTAATAATAAGCTTTAAAAGCGTTTTGTTTGTTCCAAGATATTCTGCCAAAACTTCACCATTAATTTGGTTATGACTGACATCAAGTGTAATCAATGTTTTATTTTTTCCAAGAGCTTTTGCGAGAGAAATTGCACCGAGATCTCCTATTTTATTGTTTCTGATACCGAGTGTTGTTAGAGACGTATTTTTTTCTAGCATTTCGGCTAAGCAGGTAGCACCCAAAAAACCCAAATCGTTATTACCGATGTCAAGGATTCGTAAATGGTCGATAGAATGAGAGAAAGTCACAACATCTCTTATTTTGTTCTTATTCAAATTAAGTTTTGGTATCTTTTTTGTTCTTAAAAGTTCAGATAAACTTCCTAAGTCTGTTAGTTTGTTGTTGGAAAGGTTGAGTAATGAAATTTTTTTTTGTAAAAGAGAATCTACCAATTCTTTAAATTTAAAACTAGTTAGGTCTAATCCTGAAAGATTAATTTCCGTATTTCTTAATTCTAAACTACTCATTTATTATTATTTTAATAATAAAATAATATGAAACGAATTTCGGTGGCAACGCTTTTGGTTATCGCATTCGCCGTTTCTTTAATGACACCTACACTGACTTTAATGTATCTTGGTACATCTTTCAAAACAAAAGAACTTAAAAATGACGATTGGAGAAGAAAGTGGTTGATTTTCTTTGCCTACTTTAATATTGTAACTCTTGGAATGTTTGCTCCTATTCAAAACTGGACGTGTGTATTGTCTGTAATGAGTTCTACCATTATTTTATGTTATTTGGGGACGAGTTTTGGTGACAAAAAAATCATCAATCCGGATGATTGGGAGCGGAGATGGCTTATTATCATGGCTTATGTTGAAATTGTGGTGGTTGGACTTATTTTATTGACGTTGGTGGGTACATTGTCTTTTATTGGCGTTGATTCAATCATGAATAAATTATAATTTTAGTAATAAATGAAAGCAATTTGCATTTTACCAAATCACGGAAGAGTTATTTTTAGTCAATCTTCATCTGTAAAAGTTGAATTTGATTTGACACACTTTGGTCCAAACGAAACTCATGCGATACATATACACGAATTCGGGGATTTATCTGATGGGTGTAAGACTCTTGGTCTGCATTACAATCCGGAAAATGTAAACCATGGTTGTTATTCACATGACACGGTACGACATTCTGGTGATTTGATCAACAATTTCAAAACGGATAAAGATGGAAATTTTAAATTTGAATACAATGACGATTTATTAGCAGTCAATGATATTTTAGGAAGATCGGTTGTTATTCACGAAGGAATCGATGATTGTGGGCACGGAAAAGATAAGGAAAGTTTGATCTCTGGAAATGCCGGAAAACGAATTGTGTGTGGAGTAATCGGAAGAATGATGAATTTAAAAAAATAATCTGATATAAAAATGGATTCAGAGGCTGTACCAGAAGTCGTACAGGTTGTGTCAGAAGTCGTAGAGGATGTGTCAGAAGTCGTACAGGTTGTAGAAGTCGTAGAGGATGTAGAAGTCGTAGAAGTCGTAGAGGTAGTAGAAGTCGTAGAGGTAGTAGAAGTCGTACAGGTTGTGTCAGAAGTCGTAGAAGTCGTAGAAGTCGTAGAAGTCGTAGAAGTCGTAGAAGTCGTAGAAGTCGTAGAAGTCGTAGAAGTCGTAGAAGTCGTAGAAGTCGTAGAAGTCGTAGAAGTCGTAGAAGT